AATTAATAGTATACCAGAAGAAAAATGGTTTGAAGAAAGTTTAAAAGATAAACTTCCAGAATTTTGGTATGGTAAACAAATTTTTTTTGAAGAAAAAAATATTCTTGATGAAATAAATAAAAAAATGAAAAATCTTTTTGTTTCCTTCAGCTATTATCCTGATGGAGTACATTTACAAAGATATAAAATAAATGAGCATATTCAACACCATAGAGATCAATGGATCCCAGATCTAGACTACTATATAGGATATGGGTTTTGTTTATATTTTAACGATGATTACGAAGGCGGGGAGTTAGATTATCCAGAATTAAATTTAACTTTTAAGCCAAAGGCAAATGCTTTGTATATACATGGGGGTCATATATTGCACGGGTCTTTGCCAGTTACAAATGACAAGGTAAGATACTTTACAACAGTTTTTATAAGGGGGACAAAAGATCTTCCTACAAAATTAAACCCAGAATTATTTAACTGATATAATAAAAACATGTCATACTATAGTGCTGTATTAAAAGATTCCCCAGTCGGGTTTTGGAAGCTAGACGAGCTATCTGGCTCTACTGCGTATGATTTTTCTGGATGTGGCAATAATGGAACATATTTTGGATCTCTTAATTTAATAGACATCCCTCTAGTTCCAAATGGATTGCATGCTGTTAAAATAACAGATACAAGCACTATATCTTTCCCCATATCAAAAGATTTTTCTGGACAATCTGGGGTCGGCGGATTTGGAATTGAAAAAACTGAAGACAACGACTTCTCATTAGAAATATGGTTTCATCCTAAAAATATAACATCTCTAACTCCTATTTTTGCAGATCAAAATGGCATAGGTATATATTGGGAAAAAGGAAATATTGTATTCAAGATAGAAGGAGAAAGATTAGATTATCCTGTTCCGTATAAAAACAAAGCATTCCACGTAGTAGCTATATACGATATTAATGTTATCAAACTATACGTAGATTCTGAATTGGTGGCATCTAAATTCATAACTCCAATAACTTTTACAAATCCGTCATTAGAAATAGAAAGCGGTCCATCTAATGAGTCTGAATATTTTTTAATAGATGCTCCAGCTATATATAGATATGCTATAAATGTTAATAAAATTAAATCACATTATCAGCATATGCCAACAAATACTAATGTTCAGATAGTTAAAAGTAATTTTGGACAACTTTTTAAATCTACTCTACAGCATCAAGACCAGCCAGATCAATTTTCTTGGCCAGCCTATATTCCTTTTAATATTTTTGAAGACGACAATATATCTTTTAGAAGAGAAAAAAATAGTTTATATTTAAAAGGAAGTACTGGCTCTTATTTTATAACTTCAATATCCCCAATATCTTATAAAAATTATATATCTTCAAAAATAGAATGGTTCGGTACAGAGGGTATTTCAGTATATTCATCTTTAGACTATGATGGTGAAAACACGATTTGGCAAGAGTGTGAAAATGGTTCTAATATTCCAGGTATAAGTCTGGGAGAAACATTTTTAAATCAAAAACAAATTTATTTTAAAGTAGTATTTAATACAGACAATATTAATACTCATGTTCCAGAAATTTATTATATGGGAGCATATTTATATGAAAGTAAAAAACTATTTTCTCATAATGGAAGATCTTTTATATCTGTTTCAGAACCATCTTCAGGATCTAGTTGGGATGTAGATTTCTCTAATAGAGAATATCAAATAATATCTAGAAACTACGACAACGGCATAAGATCAAAAGGCGCAGGGTTTTATTTGGAAACAATTGATAGCATAAGATGTGTAGAGATGTTTATGGTTCCAGACTCGTTGTCTTCTGGATATTTGTTGTATAATGAAACTGGAGGACAAGAATTTAGTTTGTCCTGGTCATCTGGAGGGGGGATATCTAAATCAAATATTGATGAGTTATATATAAATGGACAAGATATTTCATCTGCTACAAATATATCTCAATATTTAAATATAGGGGAGCCAAATTATATTTTAATTAAAACATCAGCGTCTATAAGCGGACAAATTTGGTTTAATACAAAATCAATCAATAATGTTAGAACTGGATCCTTGCCTAATAATTTGTACAATATTATAGCAATTTACGAAAACCCAGAAATAAATCATTTAGTAAACTATAATTTTTATATAGGCGATGATGTTTTGTCGGCTGATGATTCTGCCTTTACCTTGACAGATATTGGCCCACAAGCCTATGATTTTGACTGGGTTGTTTTAGATAATGGCTAATTTTGTCATATTGATTGACAAAACCCTAGACTTGAGACCTTGAAAGTGGTAAAATAGTAACCTATGGAAATTAAAAAGCTCGGATCAAAAATAAAGACTGGAGAAACCAGGCTTGGTGTATATGTTTGGGAAATGCCAGATGGTAGATGGATAGGTGATGACGAGCAGAATTTCTTGTCAATTCAATCTATGTATGGAGACTTGTCTAGAATAAATTTGTTAGCTCAAGCAGTAAGAAGCTACGGGATAGAAGAAGGCAAGCCTAAATTTTTAGAGGGCAGCAGACAAATAGATGATGAAGAATTTCAAAGACAAAAAACCAGGCTGGCTTTAGGGCTAGTTCCAGATGAATTGGATATTGGCGTTTATAAAGATGAAATTAAAAAGTGGGGCAAAAAATGATTGAGTATGAAGAAGATGTAATCTCTAGTAATGTAGAAATATCAAATGTAGCAGATTGGATGAGATTTAATTCTCCTACAACACAGAAAAGCGATGATCCATTTTCCATAGAGGGTGAAGATTTATTAAAACTTTCAGGACTTGGCCCAGCAATTAGAAGAAAAGCTAGTAGAGATATACAAAAAAAGTTTGTTGGAACAGAAGGAACTGGAACACAACAGCTATTAATTCAACAGGCGGTAAGTGGATATGCATTATTTGATCTTGTTCAGCCAGAATATAATTTAGATTATCTTTCAACAATTTACGAAATATCTCCATATAATTATGCAGCAATTAATGCTAAGGTTTCTAATATTGTAGGTCTGGGATTTGATTTTATTGAGTCTAGAAAAACAACAGATATGTTAGATTCAATTGAGGATGAAAAACAATTAGAGAGAGCACGTAGAAAATTAAATAGAATTAAACAAGATTTACATGAGTGGCTTGAGGATTGTAATGAGGAAGAAACATTTAAAGAAACACTTATTAAGTTCTATACTGACGTAGAATCCACTGGTAATGGCTATCTGGAGGTCGGTAGAACGACTGCTGGCAAAATAGGGTACATCGGACACATACCATCAAAGACAATGCGTGTAAGACGCCTTAGAGACGGTTTTGTACAGCTTCTGTATGGTAAGGCTGTATTCTTCCGTAATTTTGGAGATACAGAGACCCCTAATCCAATTGCAGGCGCAACAGATCGTCCTAATGAAATTATTCATTTAAAGAAATATACTCCTAAAAACAACTATTATGGAATTCCAGATATTATTGCAGCACAAAATGCAATGGCTGGAAACGAGTTTGCAGGTAAATATAATTTAGATTATTTTGAGAATAAAGCAGTGCCTCGTTATATTATTACCGTTAAGGGCGCTAAATTATCTCCAGAATCTGAGCGTAAATTATTAGAATTTTTCCAGGTAGGACTTCGTGGTAAAAATCATAGATCATTATATATTCCGCTTCCCCCAGATTCTCCAGATTCTAAAACTGAATTTAAAATGGAGCCAATTGAGGCGGGCGCACAAGAGTCCTCATTCAATGTTTATCGTCAAGCAAATAGAGATGAAATATTAATGGCCCATAGAGTTCCAATTAATAAAGTTGGAACGGCTACAGGAATATCTCTAGCAAATGCCCGTGATGCAGATAAAACATTTAAAGAGCAGGTATGTGCTCCAGCACAGGATATTCTTGAAAAGAAATTAAATAAAATTATTCAGGAAATGACAGACGCTTTAGTTCTTAAATTCAATGAATTAAGTTTGACTGATGAAGATACTCAGTCTAAGATTGATGAAAGATATTTAAGACTACAAGTAATTACCCCTAATGAAATTAGAATTAGAAAGGGTATGGTCCCAAGAGAAGGTGGCGATGAGGTAGTAGATTTAGCTGCCAAGGCTGCCGAAATTAAAGCTCAGGCAATGCAAAGCAGGGCAAGGGACGGAGAACGTGCCGCAAATTCTCCAGATAATTCAGGGGAAGGCAGAAATGCAAAGGGCGACGGCAGACAGGTTGAGTAGTCCTACTCGACTAGTTATTTGCCTTTAGATATATAAAAGCCTATAATATACACATATGACCATTGAAAAATCCCATTGGTCTTCAAATGGAAATGTTATTAATTTATCAGTTCCATTTACGAAGGTCAACAGAGAAAAAAGAACAGTCTCAGGTTTTGCAACACTAGACAACCTGGATCAGACTGGCGATGTGGTCACGCAGGAAGCAAGCATGAAAGCATTTGAAAGCTTCCGTGGAAATCTTAGAGAAATGCATCAGCCAATGGCTGTTGGTAAAGTTGCATCTTTTAGACCAGAAACATATTATGATCCAAAAACAAAAGAATTTTATAACGGAGTATATGTTGATGCATATATTTCAAAAGGCGCACAAGATACTTGGGAAAAAGTTCTTGATGGCACATTGACAGGATTTTCAATTGGCGGAAAGATTATAGACTCAGATACAGAAGTAAATAAGTCTACAGGACAAAGCGTCCGTTTTATTAAAGATTACTCACTTGTTGAATTATCAATAGTGCGTTCAAACGGTGGAATTCAGGCCGCTGTCGCCGTTGCCGAGTCGTATGTCCGATCAGCCGAAGATCTGTGCGAAATGTTGCCGAAGTC